GTCAAGACGTGATGCTGGGCAGCCGCCGGTGCGCCGACCGTCGCCGCCTGCGCCGTAAGATCCGCGGCCGCCAGAGTGTGCACCTGACCCGCGGCCGGCGTGCCCAGCACCGGCGCCTGCGCCGTCAAGGGCGTCGCCGTCAGGCTGCCGCCGCCCGCACTGGCTTGGATGATATGTGCGCCAGGCGTGATCGAGTATGCGCCGGGAGTCGAATTCGCCATTGTCAGGACGCCCCGTCAGTAACATCGACGGCCAGTCCTTCGCCAATGACCGCACTGCCGGGCGGAAGTGAATAATCCAGGCCTCCAGCCAGAGTGTCGTCAGTATAGGTAGGGTCGCTGCCCGCCAGCGTGTTGTTCGCCGCGACATAAGCACCGAGGCCCGGCGGGTAAGCGCCTGTCTCGGCATAGGTCCCGCTGATGTTGCCAAAGAGGACGTTGCCTTCGATGGCGATCAAATCCTCGGTGTAGTTGGCGGCGGACGGGTCACCGCAGCCGAATTCGATCCCATACGTCCCGTTGGACGTGATCAGATTGTTGATAGCCATCGGCGCGGAGCTATTGGACATAAGACTCTGCGAGAAGGCGACATCGAATATGATCCCAGGACCGCCGTTATGATCGATGGTGCAGTTGATGGCGACACATTGATTGATATGCCGTACGAAATTGACGCCGCCGCTGGTGTTGTACGAGACGACGCAGAACCAAAGCTGCAGGGCCAGCGACATGCCGGTGACGCCCCAGCCGCCGTTATTGATCATGCGGCATGCAAAAAAGTCAGCCGACCCGCGCGAATTTCCGCCGGAGTATCCATGAGAAGCGTTGCCCATGAAGGCGCAGCGATTGAACACATGCTTACCGGTGCCAAGGGCGTAGCAGCCGATTTTTCCGTTCAGGAAGGCGCAGCGATGAAAAACATGTGCATCCCAAAAATTGGAGGCACCCCAATACAAACAATCGACGCCCGCCTTGCCTTCGGCATCGAAGGTGATATCCCGCCAGACGAGACCGGATATACCCTCGTTCGCGCCGGCCAGCGTCAATATCGCCCCGGTGGTGATGGCCGTCGTGATGGTCACACGCGCATCAGCCGTATCCGCCGCGTCTCTTCCCTGCACCATTTTCGGCGCTGTATCGTCCGAGGTGGTGTCGGCAACGGCTGCCGATACGGTCTGGGCCGCTGTCGTCGTGATGTCCCCGCAGATCCGGAGGATCGACCCGGTTGACGCGGCGGAAAGGTCCACCATCGCCTGCGCCAGATCGTCCGCCGCATAAGCATTGGCGAGGCTGCTGCCGTCCTGCAGTCCCGCGCCTGCATTGGTGACCCATACGTCAGCCATCTACTACACCGCCGCGACGCTGATCTTCCGCACCGTCGGCTTCCGGACGACGGCACGATATGGATCGGTGAAGGTAGTCCGCAGCGCCTTCACGACAGCGACGAACCCTTCGATATCCGCCTTGGTCAAGACCGAGACGCCCTGGCTCGACCGGCCGTCTTCGATGATATCGGCGTCCGCGTATGCGGCGAGCAGAGGCGCGATGTTCTCGTCGTAATAGTCCGTGAGCTCTTCCGCCTCGATGACCCCTGCGAGCAGCGTCTCGGAGAACGGGCGCAGCCGGGTGTTACAGAAGACGTTGACTTGGGGGTTGTTGATATTGGCCATAATTATCTCCCTTTTAAACCAGGCCCGGCATGGTGATGTCGAAGGCGGCCAGCGACCAGGTGTTACCGTCCGTGAAGACCTGGCCGGCGGCCAGTGCGCCGGCGGCGATCAGGATCCCGAGGCCATCGGTGATTGCCCAATGTGTGGCTGTAGCGGTCTCAGTCACCGTGCCTTCGGCAACCGCTGACACAGTCACTTTGCGGCCAGTGCCGGCGGCAGCTGGTGCGCCGACCGCGACGGCGTCAAAGCCGACGGACAGGTTCGCGTCTGTCACGGCCTGCGCATAGGTCGCCGGCTCGGCCGAGCAGATGTCGATCCGCGCGGCGTTGGCGACCAGCCATTCGAGGCCTTTGTCGTAGACGTTGGGGTGCAGGTACATCGGGTGATCTCCTTACCTTCAGGCCGGCGTCGGCCAGGTGATTGCGGTTGCGGCCTCGACCGCGGCGGCGTCGGCCGCGGCGGCGATCGTTTCCTTCGCGCCCTCGCGCAGATCCTCGATCGCGGCGGCGGCGGTCACCCAGGCGGCCGCCCGCGCGTTCCAATCGGCGGCGACGGCGGCATAGTCGGGGGTGATCGGGTCAAGGCGTTCGGCGCGGGCCTTGAGCAGCGGGTAGTCGGCGGGATCGGGCGTCACGGCGGCGAGGTATGCCTCGGCCTCGTCCCGCTTGCGCTCATAGACCAGCGCCATGCCGGCGCCGCCGGATATAAATTGCAGCCGGGCCGTTTCCGCCTCGGCGTCGACCTTGGCGAGAGCCTCCGCCTTGATGGTTTCAAGCGACCGGTCCGCATGTGCGGGAAGCGCCAGGCCGCCGCCGGAGATCGCGCCGCCGCCGGTGGCGTTGTGAACGGCCGGGTCGTAAGGCGATGCCGGGTCGACGGCGATCCAGCCCGCATATGCCTCGAGCGCCGCGTCCGACCAGCCGGCACAGGCCGTGGCGCGGTAGGTATCGCCGTCGATCACCGCGTCGACCCGTATCGGGCGGGCCTGCGGAACACCTTCGACCGTGAGGCCGTCGGCGGATTTCTTCATGTAGAGCGGCATCGTGCCCTCCTCCTCAGCTTACGTGTTTTCGATGAACTGGACCTCGGCGACGTTCCAGACGTTTATGGGTAGGCTGCCGCCACCGCCGCTGAACACTGTCCCGCGGATGCGCGCGGCGGCGGCCAGGACCGGCGTTGGGACATCAAAGGATTCCAACGGCCCGGTCGTGTCGCCGGCGACGTCGACAGGGTTGAAGGTGTGCACAATCGTCCAGTCCGTCAGGTTGTCGGAAACTTCCAAGACAGCCGTCGTCGCCACATAGGTGCCGTTGGTGGCGTTCTTGAACTGCTGCAGGCCGACGCGGCGGACGATGGCCCGGCATGTGTCGGGCGCCGCCGACCAGTTCCAGCCGATGAAGCTGGCGGTCGATTTAGGTGTCTCGGACTGCCAAACGGTGGCGGCGTTGTCGTCAAAGGCGTTTTCGGCGACGTGTGGCGACCCGAACCCGCTCTTTATCGCCGCGCCGATACCGAGATTGGTGATATCGCCGATGACCGCCGCGAAGCAGGAAGCGCCCGCCCGGCCGACGCTGATATGCTGAGGCATCAACATCAGGCCGGCACCTCCGGCAGGCCGGCGACTATGGTGAGCGTCAGACGCTGACCCGCCGTCGTCGATCCGACCTGGAGGATCTTGAAGACGATCTCGTCACCGGCCGAGACGAAGAAGTTGGTCGGGTCGCTCGTCAGGACACCCGCGGTCACCGCGGTGAACCCATCCGCGATTTCCGGTTTGGTGGTGAAGATCGAGACACCGTTGACCTCGATGTCGAAGATCAGGTCGGCGCCGACCGGCCCGGCCTGAATGTTGCCCAAGACGCCGGCGATCGACATATCGACCGGCGCGGTCAGCGCGCCATAAATTTGGACCGCCAGATCCTCGCCGGCGCCGTCGACGCCCCAACCCGCCATGAAGGTCATGTGCTGATAGGCGGCCGCGATGCGAAGGACGGACTGCAGGACCTGCGTCAGGTCGGCCTCGTCAGGCACCAGGCCCGCGCCGACGATCAGGGCGTGCTGCTCGCGCTGCGGATGCTCGATCGCCTTGGCCGGCGGGATCGAGCCGTCGATATCCAGAGCGGGATTGTCGTCGACGTAACCGTCGTCGGGATCGGCCGCACCGAAGGGCGCTTGATACTTCATCGTCTCACTCCTCATCCACAACGAATAATTTCTGAAGGTCGGCCGGCAGCTCCCGGCGCAGGACGCAGACCAGGTCCTCGCCGCCGATCGTCTTGGTCAGCGGGTCCTTGCCGCATTGCCCGACGCCGCAGCGGAAACGGATCTTCCGCGGGCCTTGCACCAGCACGCGCAGCTTGTGGACCATCTGGGCGTCGCCCAGCCCCTGCTCGCCGCCGCAGCGTGACAGGCCGCAGCGGAAGGGGCGGTATTCCTTGAAGGTCGCCACGTAGCCCATGTCGGCCGCGATCCCCTGGTAAGCCTGCAGGTTCAGCGTGCCCTGCGCGGTCTCCTTGATCACGACGGCCTCGCGCCGGCGGATCGTGTCCGGATCGGGACCGAGGCAGGGATCGGGCAAGCCCAGGATGCGTTCCCAGTCCTCGAGCATTTCCACGGTCGTGCGGGGGTCCGCCTCGTTCTGCAGCTGGTCGGCGCGTTCCTCGACCTGGGCCAGATGCTCGGCAACGACATGCCAGAACGCCTCGGCCACGCCGTCGCGGTCGCGCGGCCAGGCGTCGCCGGTCGGAAGGTCGGCCTGGATCGCCGCGAAATAGTCCTGCGCCGTCCGGGCCATCAGTAAACCTCCCCGGTGAAGGTCCCGACGATCGGGTATTCATTGGCGCCCAGCACGATATCGTCGGCCGGCGCGACCAGCTTGTGGAAGGTCTCGCCCAGGACGCTGCTGACCGCGTCGCTCAAGCGGGAATACCGGATCGTTCCGCCGGGAACGGCGTCCAGATAAAGCTGCGCCCGCACGGCCGCTTCCGCATTGGCGATGACGGCGGGCGAGGGATCGTCCAGCTTCACGGTGAAATCGATCTCCAACGGCGTGACGATGACCGCATGGAACTCGACGCCGGCGGGCTTGCCTTCCCATTGGCCGGTCACCTCGTTGACATGCCCTTCCACGCGCGTCTGGACGGCCAGGCGCTGCGCCTCGGTCGGGATCGGCCCGCCGGCCGCGGGGTCTATGATGAAGCGGCCGGTGACATGGCCCCGGGTCGGTTCCGGGATCTGCGGCACCCAGGCTTTCGCCACGCCCGGCACGCCGCGCATCCAGACCACGTAGTCGGACGGCTTGCCGCCGCGCGGCGGGTTGCGCTTCCGGAACAGATAGCGTTCGAGCAGCGAGGCGTCGGTCTCCTCATCCACGCCGCCGCTCATGCCGTCCACCGTGACGGTCGCGGAAGGGTCGACGCCGGCAATCGGCACGACAAGGGTGACGGTCGAACCGGCCGGCAGGTTGGTCAGCGCGCCCGGGCTGGCGGCGGCGACGGACGCGGTGGCCTCGCCGGCGGCGATCGTGGCCAGCGCCTCGGTCTTGAAGACGAAGCCCGGCGCGGCGGCGGATTGCAGCCGGGTTCCGGCCGGGATCTCGGCGCCGTTCTCGCCCGTGAAGATGATCGCGCCCGCGCCGGCGGTGGCGGGCTTGCGGAAGATGCCGACCTCGCCGGCATGGCGCTCGAGCATGTCCAGCTCGGCCGTGTCCGCATGCAGCTGGCGGCCGCGATAGCGGATATGGCCGTGCAGGTCGTGGATCTGCGCCGCGACCTCCATCAATTGAACGCCGAGATAGGTGTTGTCGGCGATCGACTGCGTCGGCTTCATCAGGCCGCCCGCCTGCAGGCGCTGCTCCATCGAAAGGCGCATCGCCGCGTAGATTTGATCGATCGTCCGGTCCTGCCAGGCCATCCCGCCCCTCCCTAAATCGTGCCGATCAAGCGGGCCCGGCCGCCGACCAGGCCGCGCTCGAATTCGAATGTGGAGCGGCTGCCGCCGGCGCGGGTCGGAATGACCTCGATCCCCATGATCCCGCGGCGCGGGTACCAGACCCTTGTCGCCACGGCGGTGACGTCGCGCACGGCCGGTTCGTCGCTGGACGGCATCCAGGCGACGGCCTGGTCGACGATCTGCTTGGCGCGCAGCCGGGTCTCCTCGGTCTGCTTTTCCCGGTTGAGGGTCCAGAGCAGCGAGCCCATCGGCCGCACGGCCACGGCGTCGCGCCAGTTGCCGCGGCGGTCGTCGCCCTCGATCCGGACATGGTCGGGCGCGCGCGCATCGGTGAAGAGGCTGAGCCAGATCGCCTCCAGCAGCCCGTCGCCGACCGCGAGATCGCCGCCGGCGAATTGCAGGTCGGGCAGGCCGTCATCGGGTGGAAAGACCAGGAGCAGATCCATCAGTCATCCACTTCCGGCGGTTCGATCGCGTAGGTTTCCGTGGCCGGCAGGGCGCCGTCCGTCCAGTTGCGGAAGGTCCAGTCGGCGCCGCCGTCGTGGCGCAGGCCGCGGGCATAGCCGGCGACGTCCTCGCGGTCCTCGGTCTCGGCATAGCGCAGCACGCGGTCGCCGCGCAGGCGAAGATCCTGCTCCGCCTCGATCGTCACATTGGCGCCGCGCAGCGTGATGTCCCCCGGCGCCAGGATGTCGGTGTGGCCGCCCTGCTTCAGGTGAAGGATCTGGCCGTGGGCGGAATAGACCACCACCTCGCCCGGCTGCAGATCCAGGGGATGGTGGCGCGGGTCGCCGATGACATAGGCGTATTGGTCGGTGTCGTCGCCGGCATTGGCGATCATGGCCGCTTCCGCGCCGGGCAGGGGATGCGCGGCCAGGCCGTAGGGTTCGAAATGATCCACCTTGCCGCGCGCGGCCCCGGCCCGGCCCAGAACCTGGACGCGCTGAATGCGGCCGGCCTTCGCGGGTTCGACGCGCATGACCTTGGCGCGGCCGGCGATGCTGCGCAGCGCGTTCGCCAGCGGGCGGATCGCATGCCGGAGGATATCGGCGACGGCTACCATCCCAGCCCCTCGCTTTCCCGTTCCGGCAGGACGGCGATCCGCCAGGCGTCCGGATGAACGACGGTCAGGGTCGCGGTTTCCCGGTCGCCTTCCACCTCGAGCGAGACGCCCTCGATCAGCAGATCCTCGGCCAGGCGCAGATAGCCGTCGTCGACATAGGCGGTCCGGTTCGGCCACCATGTGCGGCCGTCGCTCTGCGTCCAGGACTTGACGGTGATCTCGGCCTGGCGCGCCCGGCCGGCGGCGATCGCGGCCTGCGTCCGCGCGGTGCGGGTCAGATCGTCCGCGTTGCCCTTCACCTCTGCGACGTCGATCCAGGGCCGGTGCAGCCTGACCGCCGGGTCGGTCGCGACGCCCTGCACCGAGGCATGGGCGCTGACATCGGCCCAGCCCACCGCGTCGTCCTGGCCCATGACCGTGTAGGAGGAAAAGCGCTGGGACTCGTCGAAAACGCCCTTGGCGGCGAAGATGTTGACGCCGCCGACCAGACGCTCCGCGCGGCCGCCGGCGCCGGCGGTGGTCAACAGGATGTTGCCCAGCCCGTCCGGCATCAGCAGCACGCCCCGGTGCCGGCAGGCGCGCGAGAGGGCGGCCATGACCGTTTCGCCGGTCTTTATCGTGAACTTCTTGAAGGGCGCGCCGAGATCCGTCTCGACCCTAACCGTAACGCCGAATGGCGCGGCCAGTTCGCGGGCGATCGCATCCAGCGTCGCGTCGATCCATTCGCCCGGCTTGACCGGCGCGCTGCAGTCGACCAGCTGGCCGGAACGGTCGCGGCCGGTGACCCGGACCTTGTACCCATCCTTGTCGTATTCCGGCTCGACGCGGTCCATCAGGCCCGTGATCACGGTCTCGCCGGCGACCTTCACCGTGACGGGCGCATGGCCGCGGAACGGCAGATGCGGTGCGCCGGGTTCCCAGCGGTCGTCCAGCGTCAGGTCGAAACCGCCGGCGGCCGAGCCGATGCGCTTCACCACCTTGGCGGCGCGGAAGCGGGTCCAGCTGTGACCTTCCACGATCAGTTCAAGAGCGGCCATCGGATCCTCCGGTGACGACCTTCAGGTCGCGGTTCGGCGGCAGCATGGCCGGATGATCGAGGCGGTTGCGGGCGACGATATCGTCGGCGGCATCGATGTCCCCGCGGATGCGCCAGCTCAAGGCGCGGGCGGACAGGCGCCCGTTGGCGCTTGCATCGGTCAGGCGCGGAAGGCTGACCGCGACGTCGCCGAGCCCGGTCCAGCTGACCGCGCGCAGCTGCTGCAGGGCGATCGCCACGTCCCGCCGGCGCGAGACCAGCGCGGTCCGTTCCACCGTTGCGATCGTGTCGGCCAGATCGCGGCGTGCGGCGATCGCGTCGTCGAAGGTCGGGAAGCTTTGATCCAGGGCGGCGTCGGCCGCCTGCGCCAGGGCGTTCGCGGCGACCAGCTGGCCGAGCGCCGAGCGGTTCACGGCGATGGCGTCGCCCGCCTGGCCGAGGGAGAAACCAAGATCGAGATCCGGCAGCCCGATGGAAAACCGCGCCAGGCGCAGCAGGGCCTGAAACGGCGCCAGGACGGCGGAGCGGATGCCGGAAACGATCGAGACGAAGGAAAAGGCGAGATCCGCCGGCGCGCGGATCAAGGCGGTTGCGTTGGCGCTAAGCTCGTTGATCGCGGCCAGCGCGTCGGCGGCGCCGGCCAGCGGATTGGGCACCTGGGCCAGATCGCGCAACTCGGCGGCGAAGGCGTCCAGGCTGCCGATCGCGTCCGTCTCTACGGCGTCCGAGACGATGTTGATCTGCTCCCCATCGGGCGGAACCCAATCCGAAACGAAGGCGGCGGCGACGGGTTCGGGCACGGCCGCCGCGGCGTCCGACACGGCGCTGCGGTGATGGATCTCGGCCGCCGGCAGTTCAACGTCGCGGCTCAGGACACATTCGATCCGGTAGGACCGCTCATCCAGCGCTTCGTTTTCGTCCTCGCGTTCCGACCATTCCTCGATCAGGACATCCAGCTCGCCGCGTGTCGGATGAACGAGGCGCACGACACCGCCCCGCTCGAGCGCTTCCTCCAGCTGGGCGGCGCGGGTAAGCCAGTCCTTGCCGAAGATGAAGGCGTCGAACTGGAACCGGCGCGCACGCTTGCCCATGTCGCGCGTCGTCCAGGTTTCGCCGAACGGGATCTCGCCCACGTCGACACGGCGGCCGCCGCGCGATCCGCGCGAGACGCATTCGAAGGGGACGCCATCGAGGCTGCCCTGGCGGTAGTTCTCGAAACTCACGGCGACACCGCCCCGGGATCGAATTCGATATTGTCCGGATTGCCGACCGTCCGCACGGTCACTTGCCCATTCTCGGGATCGACGCCGACCAGAAGGCGGAACAGGCTGCGCACCGCGCTCTCGCCGCCGATACCGCCGATAACGCTGCCGGCGATGCCACCGACCGCCGTGCCGACACCGGGCACGACGCTGCCCACTGTGGCGCCCAAGGCGCCGCCGGCCAGCGCGCCGCCCAAGGCGCCGCCGGCGCCGGCCGCGCCCTCGTAGTCGCCCTCCGCCAAGGCCATACCGATATCGACGGCCGAGAGGGCGGCGGTCAGGGGCAACGCGACCTTGCCCGCGATCGACTTCCCGCCGCGGAACAGCTTGGCGAGGAAGCCGGACCCTTTCGTGAAACCGCCGCCCATGAGTCTCGCCAGGAAGCCGGGCTTCCCGGCGACCGCGGCCGGAACCTTGGCCATATCGAAACCGCGGCCGGCGGCATTGTCGGCCAGCGTGGCAAGCGCGCGCCCCGCGCCGGCCTTTGCGCCGCGCCGGCTCCGGCCGCCGCCGCGGAAGGCCTGGCCGGCGCCGAAACCGGCCGGCCAATTGGTAACGATCACCGGCATGGCGCCCGCCGCAACTGCGCCCGCCGCAGCCGCGCCGGCACCCGCCCCACGCAAAGCACGGACGCCGCCCAGCACCGCGCGTACACCGCGCACGGCCTTCGTCACGGCGAAAAGGCCCGCCGCCGCGAGCGCGCCCTTGGCGATGGCGTCCATGACCGCGTTCACGGTCGACGGGTCCAGCTGATCGATGGCGCTGGCGAGATCCTGGACGGTCCCGGCCAGGTTCGTTTCCGCATAGGCCTGGGCCGAGTTTCGCAACGACTGTACGGCGGCGGTGAAGCCTTCGGCATTGCGCTTCGCATCGCCCAGCAGGGACACGCCGTCCGAATTGACACTCATGTAAGTGTCGATCGATGCGAGCCCGCCGGTCTGCTTGAATTCCACGATCGCGGCCGAGAAGGCGCGCATGGCCTCGGCATCGAAGACGCTGCTGATCTTGCGCACATCGCCATTGGTTGCGCGGATGATGTCTTCCATGATCGACAGGATGGATCGCATTCGGTTCGGGTCGGCCGGGTCGATCAGCTTGATGCCGGCGCCGGTCAGCATCTTCGATTTCTGCGCGTCGTTGAGTGTCCGGACGACCGCTTCCAGAGCGGTTGCGGCCTGTTCGGCGGAGCCGGTCCCCTTGCGGATCAGCTGCAGGGCGGCGCCCATTTCCCGCGCGGCCTGCGGACCCGTGCGGCCGAACTGACCATAGGCGGCCGTCACCCGCTCACCCTGCGTCGCCAGGTTCTGCAGCGTGAAGGCGCCTTCCTTGCCCTGGTTGACCAGCGCGTCCAGGGTCGCGCGCATCTGTTCGGGACCGTCGATCCGGAACTTCTCGTCCAGGTCGGCGATCATCGCGCCGACATTGACGCCTTCGGCGCTGGCCGCGCGCATGGCGAGGCCGATGTTTTCGAGGTTGGCTTCGGCGAGATCGAGGTTGCCGGTCTTCTCGACGATCTTGTCGACGGCGTCCAGCAGCTGGGCGGGATCGACGCGGATGTCCGGCGCGTTGGCGACCTCGAAGATCCGGTCCTTCAGCGCCTCGATCCGCTCGACCGGTGCGTTTGCCTGGACGCCCAGGGCGCGAAGACGCTGGTCGAGATTGCCGAGGTACCGCAGCGTGCCCGCCGCGCCGGCGCCGGCCGCGAGCGCGACCCAGCGGTTGCCGATCCGGTCGATCGCATCACCGGCCTTGACGCCGGCCGCGCGCAGGACGGCGGCATGGGACCGGCTGCCCTGGGCCATCCGGCCGAAGGCGCGGTCGAAGCGCTGGGCCTCGCGCGGAAGATTGCCGTCCAGATCGACAACCACCAAGGCTTTCATGTCGGTCATTTGCGGCTCCTACTGTTTCGGGACCAGACGCACCAGGCGCTGGGGCGTCATCGACGCGATCTCCGTTCGGGTCCAGCCGGGGCAGAGCCGGCTGACGATCAGGATCAGGTCTTCAAGTTTCGCCGCCAGCGCCTTCGTTTCGCCCCAGTTCCGCCCCGCGCTTGGCGGCGCCGGCCGCGGCCGCGTCGATCTCGTCCATGGCGTCGATGAGACGGTCGTAGTCGGTGCTCGAGAAGTTCGCGAGAAAGCTCTTGTTGAGCGGGCCTGGGTGCTCTTGACCGTCAGCCGTCTCCAGTCGAGCGACGCTGCGGCAGATCCGCTCGCGCAGCGTGACAACGGCGGAATGCACCAGGATCGCGCCGGCGCCGGGCATGATCTTCAGGACCTCGCCCGCCTCGGCCGCGGCGATCAGCTCGGCCGCGTTCAACTGACGCATCACGACGGTCGTATAGTGACGCTCGCCGATGACGATGCCGTTGCCTTCGACCCCAGTGACGGTGACGCGGGTTTCCATCAGCTTGCCCCCACCTTCTGCGCAGGCTCGCCTTCCAGCGTGACGGACATTTTGGAATCCTCGCCTTCCTCGATCTCGCCCAGCTCGACGAACCAGGCGCGGTTGACGACCCAGGCCGGTCCGCCATTGGCGTCCGCGAATTCCACCGTCGCGTCGTCGATTTCGCGCAGCGCGGCCGTGTCCAGGTCGCCATCGACCAGCACGTCGAAGGAGATCCGGGATTCCATCATGACCTTCGCGGGGCCATGGATCTTACCGCCGCCTTTGCGGGTCTTGCCGTTCAGGCCGCCTGTCTGAAGCCGGCCGGACCCTTCGATGGTCTTGAGGACGCCGCCGTTCACCTTGATGACGGCATCGCCGAGAATTTTAGCCATTGTCGTGACCTCCTAGTGTTACGTGCTGGGTCTTACTTGTTGGGACGGCTACAGACGGAACGCGGCGCGGATGGCGGTGATCTGCAGTTGGCCGATCGGCCGCGGCCGGTCGAAGATATCCAGGCGCCCCGGCACCTGGGCGTTCTTCTCTGCGCGCAGATCCCGCTTGTAGCCGGCGAGATCCTGGAACAGTCCCGCATTCACCAGCCGCTCGTAATGCGCGGTCTGCTGCGCTTCCGCCGTCGCCGGCGTCATGATGGACTGGCCGTTGTTCACCGGCTGATTGTTGTCGGCCAGCTTGTGGCGCGGGAACTTTCGGTCCCACCAATTCACCACCGACCGGCGGTAATAGGTCATCAGGCGGATCGTGTTCAGATCCTGATAGGAAGGATCCTCCGCACCGTTCGCCGTGGTCTTGTAGGTCGTGACGGCGCGCTCGATGACGACCCGGTTGTCGGCCGTGATCCTGAAGGTGGCGGCGCCCTTCTGCAGCAGCAGTTCGCGCTCGGTATCGTCGAACCGGTCGACGCCTTCATTGGGCGGCAGGACGCCGGTCAGCTCGAGCGTCTTGAACGGCCGGCCGGGATCGACCGTCGCCGCATAGGTCGTGACGCCGGCATATGCGGCCGCGATCTCCCAGGGCGGCGTCGGCGATTTGCCGAGCGCGGCCATCAGCGTGAACTGCGAGTCGCGCGCTTCCGCCGCGGTGATGGAGCCGGCATAGGTGTTGCGGACCGCGACGAAGTTCACGCCGTCCACCGCGCGCAGGGCCGTGAACCGGTCCGCCAGTTCCGTCTCGATCGCCAGCAGGTTCGCGGCGTCGGTATAGGGGATGACGAAACTGTCGTAGATCTCCAGCTCGTCCAGGGCCGCCAGGGCGGTCGAGATATCCGGGTTGGCAGCCCCGCCCGCCATGTCCGTGATCGTGATGCCGATGCCGAGCGGCAGCGGGCCATCCAGGAAATAACCGACCCTGATATCGATATCGTTGCCGGCCTCGCCCGCATGTTTCGCGGTCAGCGTGACGACGCCGAGCGCGGCGACGGCCGTGACCGGCAGTTGGTCTTCGTCATTGATGGCCGCCGCCAGTGCGGCCGCCAGGGTCGTCACCGTGTCGGTCGTCTTTGCCGCGATCCGCACGCGCTGGCCGGCGATCCGGACCTCGAGCGTACCGTTCACGGTCGGTACCGCGGTGAATTCCACCGCGCCCTCGGCCGCGGTCGCCGCGCCGTCATCGGCGATGCCCATGACCTTCACTTCGTTATGCTCGTTCACGTTCTTGACGGAACGGAAGCAGCGCGCGGCCATGCTGCCCGGGCCGAACGCCTGGTCGGCATCCTCCACGCGGGTCAGGTTCTGCAACGTGAGCGGCGCGGCCGTTCCGGCATTGCCGCCGGCGGTGAACATCTGCGCGATGATGACGATCCGCTGCGAGAAGACGGCGAGGCCTTGGAAGGCCAGGCTCTCGTCGATCTCGACGTAGGTCCCCGGGCGGTGCAGATCGAGCGGGATATCCTTGAAGTCGATTGTCATGGTCCGGTCAGTCCTTCTTGGCAGTGGGCTTCGGGGCGGCTACGACGACGTCGCCGGCGAGCAGCAGGCGGTTCCAGTACCGGTTTTTCGGCACCGTCGTGTCCTTGCCGTGCGGCAGGTTTCCGGACCCATCCTGGAAGGGCACCGAAAGACCTTCCTTGGGTCGAACCTTCAACGTGTTGTCGGTCATGTTGCGCGCTCCTTTCGCGGCTGTTCCGGTCGCGGCTATTCCGGATTGTCCGGATTGGCCAGATAATCGGGTTCGGGCTCTTCCTGCGGCGGCTGCCCGGGCAGCGCCCAGTCGCCGGCGACCAGGGTGAAATCTTCCAGATCGAGATGCGCGCGCTGGATTGCGTAGTCGCAGCTGAAGGTGACCGCATAGATCGCGGCCGTCCGCTTGTCGGATTCCCGAACGGCGATGACGCCGCGGCGGCTCATCTCCAACGGCGCCAGCAGCGGCAGGCCCACGGAACTGCCGTCCAGCACGGCCACCACGTCGGCCGCCATCTGATACGCGCCCACAGTGTCGCCGGCGCCGTGCCGCGCGGCCTTCTGGTTGCGCAGACTGCGGGTGCCCACCAGCACGTCGAAAGTGCCGCGGAGATGCTTTTCGCCCTGGACGGTTCGAATGACGGTGTCGCCGACCCAAACCACCCAGGCGGACGGCCCGCGGTTGGCCATGTCGACGAGCTGATCCTCGGTGAGGCGTTCGGAATAGCTTTCCAGATTGGCGAACTGGTAGCCCAGCAGACCCGCCGTCTCGGCCGCCTTCAACGTCGCCAGGATGCCGTCCTCGATCTGTCCGATCATTCCAGCGCCTCCCGAAGATGGTCTTCGACGATCTCGCGGATCTCGCGTCGATCGGCGGCGTTGATGCCCATATAGGGCCGGGCGGGAATGGTGACCGACTGAACCCTTCGGTACGAGACGTCGTTGTCGCCCGGCTTGCCGGGCACCTGGAAGATCAGGCCCTTCGCGGTTTTCGCGCGGATGGTCGCGCCCTTCTGATGGACGCCGGCATAGATCAGGTTCGAACCGGCCTCGACCGAGCCGCCGCGCAGGCGATAGGTGATCGAGGCGCGCAGATGGCCGTCCTTGACCAGGGTTTGGCCACCCGAAGCGGCGACGCGGCCGGAAACCTTCCACTCCTTGCCGTCCGGCCCGATCTGATCCTCGAAGCGGTTCTGTGAGGACTCGACCAGGTAGAGGCCGATCTCGTGCAGCAGATCGTCCTTGCGGCCGGCCCGGGCCAGTTTCCGCGCCAGGCCCTTTCGGGTCCGGACGATGTCGGCGACGTTGGCGTGAATGCGTGCGCCCATCAGTAATCACCCAGCGTTTCGTCGGTGAAGATCCGCGCAGGGGAATCGACGCGGATGTTCATGTTGGTTGAGGGCGGCTGATCTTCTTCGATACCGAGATCCATTTCCCTCTTGGAGATCGACCGCAGCAGCTTGGTCGCGTTCTGATATCGCTTCGCCACTTCCTCGGTCGCCCTGCCGTGATGCAGCAGATAGAAGGCGATATCGCAGGCCAGTCGCGGAACGATGGCGGGAACGGTCTGGAGCGGCAGGTCGTAGCGGGTGCGCAGGTAGGAATCGACTTCCTGGTCGGCATCGGCCATCGCCCGGTCCAGGACAGCGTCGACGATCGCCGCGACGTAGGGCGCCACGCGGTCCGTCAGTTCGATCAAATCCGGTTCACCGAACCGGTCGATCATGTCCTGTTTCGTGGCGTAATTCATGATGCCTCTAAATTCGCAGCCCCCGGCGTCATGGCCTGATCACGACGCCGGGGGTCTTCCGCTTGTCTGGGGTCTGGACGGTTGGATCAGGCCTTCCGCCCTTCATTCCGGGATGCAAGTCCCGGTCTTTCCCCCGCTCTCAGGTATTGGTTGCGGCGGCGGGACTTGAACCCGCGACCTCCAGGTTATGAGCCTGGCGAGCTACCATCTGCTCTACGCCGACGCGGAACCCTCGCCCTCCGTCTTTCCCGTCACCGGGGCTTCGGTCGCGGCCGGGGCCGGCTTGATCTTCTCCCAAATCGCATCGCGCTGTTTCGCGCTCAACTGATGCTTGATGCCGGCATCGTCCAGGATCTTCTGCAATGCGGCGACATCGGGTTTGCCGTCCTTCAGAAAATGACCCTTGGTTTCCGGGTTCAGCTGGCGGACCGCGCCGGCGACGACCATTTCGAGCTGGTCGTCGGTTAGCGGTTCCGGCTTCGCCTTTTCCACGACGACGGTCGCGGACGCCGAGATCGAGCCGGAATTCTCCAGATTGCGCGCGACCTTGCCTTCAGCCGGGATGTCCTGGCCGGCGCCGTAGGTCTTGCCGTTCAGCTTGACCGGCCAATTACAGGTATAAGTATTCATGTCTCAGTTTCCCGTGAAAGCGGTTTCAGTTAGGCGAACGATCAGCCGGAGACGGCGGACTGGATCAGGAAGCCGGCCTCGGCGCCGACGACCTCCGGCGAATATTCGTCCGTCACGTCCCACTCCCAGGACTTGTTGTCCTTCTCCCATTCCGCAGGCGCGACGGCCGGATGGCCCTGGAGTTGGTAGGTGTAGCCGTAGGACGGTGCTTGCTGCCGCTGCGCGCCTTGCGGCGCAACAAAGGCCAGAACGACGTCCAGGCCCCAGACATCGACGAAGTCGTCGTTGTCGTCCGCGTAGATCGCCTTACCGACTTCGACCTTCTCGATGTCAAAATAGCGAGCCAGCATGGCGGTGGTGACGGATTCGCTGGAGGTATATTTGAATTTCTCCAGCAGCTTGGGATGATCGTCGAGGTGCCGGTATACTTTCGGCCCCAGGATCATCGTGTTCGGTTCCATGCCGATGGAGCCGCGGATCGCCTCGCGCGCGACCTTCACGTCGGCCTTGGGATCGCTGGCGGGATCGTCCCACTGGTCCGTGCCGGCGAGCGTCACCTTGTGGTTCGCGTCATAGGTCGCGGCGTCGCGCGCCAGTGTGGCGGCCTGATGTTCCTTGCCGAGCGAGATGATGTCCTGGACGGATTCGACGGCCTGCCGTCCCATGTCGATGCCGGGGACGACTGCCGCTTCCTGGCGGACTTCCGTCGGCAGCAGCCCGACGAGATTGTGCTGTTCGAGCGCGAACTTCTTGCCCAGGAAACCGAACTGAACCTTTTTCCGGTCGGCGCCCGGCGCCCGCAGCGTCTGATAGAGCTTGAAGGACTCCTTGTTGAACTCGATCCGCCTGCCGCCGCGGACCGTCACCGGGATATGCGGAAACAGGAGGTGGGCAACGCGGTTCGGATGTATGTAGCCGCGCGCGTGGTTGGTCAGGATCGGGTCGACGACCCGGGCTTCGCTGGTAGAGAGGGGCGGCGCCATTGTGGAATTCCTTTCCTAGTGCCTTCTGGTTGGACTTGGCCGCGGATCAGCGCAGCAGGATCTCGACGAATTCGCCCGCACCGCCGGAGTCACCCAGCGCGTCGCCTGCGAAATACTCGGTGGTGCCGCCGTGAACCACGGCGCGGCCCTGGTTGTCGGTCATGACGGCATCGCCACGGTTGAACACGCCGCCCGTCTCGACGATGGCGGTGCCCAGGCGGGTTATGGCGACGGCATCACCGATCTCCGCATTGCGTTGGGCGACGCCCATGACCTTCTCGCCGGCCACACCGGCCATGGCGTCGTCATAGGCGACGAAGCGGCGGCCGGTGATCGCGGCGGCGGCTTTTACGGTGAGGGCCAGGATCGGCATTTCGGTCGGGGGCATGCTGGGAGGTTCCTCTCGCTAGGGGTTCGGCCGGGCGTCAGGCGCGGCGCAGCTCGACCCGCATGGCGGCGTCGATGTAAGGGATGTTGTGCTGCTCGGCATAGGCCAGGGCCTCTTCGTGCAGCGCCTGGCGGTCGCGGTCGACGGTGTAGCCGGTCGGCGCGACCACGGCCGATGCGATCGTGGCCGGCTGTTCGTCGCCCTCGACCTCGCCGAAGGAGACCAGCGCCGGCATCGCGGCGACCATGTCCTTGAACAGCTGCAGCTGCGACTTCTTGACGGGAACTTCCTTGCCGTCGTCGCCGGCCTCGGCGAATTCCACCGCGCCCTCGGCGCCGTCGCGCAGCGTTTCCATGAACGCGACCATCGCCGGTTTCCGCAGCGCCGGGACCTGGCCCTTCTCGACCAGGCCGGAAACGAAATCGGCGATCTGGGTCCGGCGGGTGGTGGCGTCGCGTTCCGCGAATTCGGCCTCGCGCTGCCGGATGGCGGCTTCGCGTTCATCCAGCTCGGCGGCGCGCGCGGCGGCCTCGGCGGCGTTGGTCATGTCATCGTCCTCTTGTTTGGATGCAGCAGGGGTCGGTGGAGCAGGGGTCCGCTCGGCATAGGCCGGCGCGTCGGTTCGGCCGGCTTCTTCGGCCAGCAGATCGATCTCGTAGCCCGGCAGGATGGTGTCGGCGTCTTCCTGGCCGTGCTTGGCCAGGATGAATTCCCGAAGGCGGCGGAACATGCGGGCGACGACGCGGTCCTCGTATTCGCCGAACTCTACCGTCACGACGCCGTCGTCGCCGCCGGCGAATTCGACCCTCCGCAGACCCTTCAGGGCCGGCGGCTGCGCGCCCAGAAAACCGACATGGCGCAGATAGTAGACGCCCGGCACCGGGTTCGCGTCGGAATCCGGCGCGTAGAAGGAGGCGGAGACTTTCTTGTAGGCACCCCGCTTCACCTGTTCGGCAAAACTCGCGTTCACCTGATACGGCATGGCGGTCAGGGAGCCTTCGGCGTAGCTGACGCCACTGATCCAGCCATAGGCCGGCGCGTCGTTGGCCGGATGGCCGACGACGATCGGGGCCTCATGGACATCCGGATCGTAGGCGGCGGCCGATGCCTCGAGCATGTCCTCGGTGAACTCCAGCCGCGACCCGTTGGTCGCGGTGTGTTTGCCGGGGCGGAATATCTCGATCGGGGTGGGGGCCATACGGTCCTCGGTGGTTCGAAAGCCGCCTGCCTCACAGTGAAGCGGCGGCGCAAATCAGACCTGCACCGTAGGAACCGAACGCACGGCATTCGCCCCTGACAAATGTCAGGGACCGGTCCGCGGGGCGTTGTTCGGGAATGGCCGGACCCTAACCGGGTTTCGAGGCGGGAGTCGAGTCGTTTCGCATGACGCCGGCGGAACCGGATCGGAAAGCGCTCAGGAGCGCCAGAGACGCGCCTAAGACGCTAGGAACCGGATTTTCATGGGGGATGAGGCGCAGGACCGCCGGAGCGGCCTTACAGGGCTTTATTCCGGGCAATCGATTTTGGAGGGGTATGGGGAGGATCGCCGCCGATCGGCCGCCGCGTCTGGCCTCGGCGCTCGAAAGGGTCTATCGGGACGCGGCCCAGACCTCTTTCAATCAAGGTGACATATAGGCTATTTCGCGAAAATTCGCAAACCGGTCCGGACCCGTGGTGCTTTTGTGGCGCCGCCAATGAATGTGGTCAGCCCGGCCCAGCGGCCGCCATCCTGGTCGGCGACGATCGCGAGCGACTTGTTGTTCGGCAGTTCGATCACGCGCAGATAACGCCGTCGGATGAAGACCTGGCCGGTGATCCTGTTCGTGGCGAACCCGACCCAGATTTCGGAGGGGTCCTCGATCAGGCCGGGGAGGAGCGGAAAGAACTGTGTCCGCGCGCTGAGGTCGTGGGGCCGGTCCGCGAAGTGATCGACGATCGCCTGACTCAGCATGACATGCCCGCCGAGCGGATCTTCGAAGACGGCCTCGTCGCCGCCGATCGCCTCCCTGAAGATCCGCCGCGCCTCCTCTATCTCCGTCACGCGCGGCGCGAGCTTCACATCCGGCTTCTTTGCCGGCGGCATCGGCGGGTCCGCCGGGCGGTCGCCGAAGGGGCTGCTCAGCGCGTCGAAACCGCCATGCGACTGCATCGCCTTCAGGTCCGCGCCGCGGCCGAAGCCCGCCCGGCCGGGATTGTAGCCGAAGCCGGCGTCGATTCCCCGCGGCGTCAGGACTGTTTGGTCAACGTCGGCCGAGCGGACCCGGGCCGGAACCATGCGGGGCGGCGGCAGGTCCTTGTCCTCGGTCGGCTTCAGTCCGCGGCGTTCGAGCGCACGCCTGGTCAGCACCTGGATCGTGCAGCGGCAATTCCAGCCGTTCGGCGGATGATGGGAATCCCAGAACGCATGATCGATCGGCAGGATGATGTCGTGCCATTCACGGTGCAGCGTGCGGGTGCGGCTGTCCAGGACGGCAACGTATCGCAGATAGACCGTTTCGCCGCGCCTTTGCGCGATCTCCGCCAGGCGCTGCGCCTGCGCCCAGCGGCCGGCGGATTGGGCCATGCGCAGATTTGTGTTGTAGATGACGGCCGAGCGCCAGCCGCGCGAGCCGTTGTAGCTCCAGCCATGGCGCGCGACGATATCGTCGAAGTCCTTCCGGAACTCTCCCAGCGACTTGCCCTCCGCGATCGCCTTGGTCACGGCCGAATGAAAATCGGCGACCAGTTCCGCCTTCACGGCGCCGGCGACGACGAAGGCGCGGGCATGCATCGCCCCCCACACATCGGTATAGGCGCGGGTCGGGATCGGCACCTTGCCGCGCAGGTAGTCGATCGCCTCTTCGAAGGGAATACCCTGCGCCAGGATCTCCGGCGACGCGCCTTCGTCAGACACTGCCGCGGTCTCTCGCGGTTCCGGCCGTTGCCTTCTGCCCGTCCTGGATCTCGGCGCGGCCGCCCAGCTCGGCCGCGACCAGGCCGTCGCCAATCAGCTGCGCCAGACCCTTGTCGTCCAGTTCCGGATAGAGCGTCAGGATGCGTTCGCCGAATTCGACCAGGTCGGTGGACGACGCCAGCGCGCCGCGGATCTGCGCGACCAGTTTGTTCATGGCGGGCATCGCCGCGGCGTCCAGCATGACCGAAAGACGGTCTGCGAAATCGCCGGCCGCCGCCTCGGCGAATTCCGCCGTGCCGTCGCCGTCTTCTTCGTCTTCCGCCTCGCCGTCCGGATCTTCCTCGCCGGTACCGGGCGCTGCAGGCGGCGGCGCGGGCTTCCGGTATTCGTAGCCCTCGCCATAAATCTCCGCGAATTTCTCCGGCGTCAGATGCCAGCCCATCTTGGACAGCTTCTCGTCCCGATCGACGCGCTCGTTCAGATCCTCCTGTTCGGTGAAGGACCGCCAAACCTTGGGCGGCGCCACATTGAACCCGAAGTTCCATTCGACGATCCAGGTGACGAGAGACCGGTTCAAGGTTTCCGACAGCATGTCGGCGTCGAACTTCACCAGGATCTCGCGGATGCCGTCATGCGTCTCGGCGGCGGCCTTGGACCCGACTTTGCCGATATTGGTGGTCAGGGTTTCGCCCAGAACGCATTCCGCCATCTGCTCGTCCATGTAACGGCAGAGCTGCTCCTGCGTCGTGACATTGCCGGATGCCGCCGATTCCAGAAGCTCGATCGCCCATTCCTCCGGCTTGGCGATGATGCCGTCATTCGCCAGGGCTCGCAGCGCGCGCAGCACCGTGTCGATCTCCGCGTCGTCGGCGCCCTTGGGATAGGAGGCGATCGTTGTCGGCGTGCCGAACCGGTCGGCCAGCTTCAGCCAGAACTTGATGCCCTGGCGCTTGAAGAAGACCGGCCAGAACAGTTTGGATCCAAGACCCAGTCCGTAGGGGTTGCCGTCGCGGCCGCCGAAGGTGTGGATGATGAACTTGCGCGGCGGCGCCGTGATGCCCTTGATCGGCGCGTCCCTGGTCAACAGGCGGGGCCGGCGCTTGTCGTCGAAGACGAAACGGTCCTGGCTGCGCGCGATGGTGCGGTCGATCTTGACGACGCCGCCTTCGATCATCGGGAAAACTTCGGAAACGGCATAGCCCTTCAGGATCGCGTCCAGCAGGTCGATGCACAGCTTGTCGAAGTTCAACTCCTTCAGCACGGATTCGACCAGCTCGGCCGCCGCCTTGGCCCGGGAATCCTCCGCACCCGGCTCGACGAACCATTCCTTGGCGACGACGGCCGTCGCCCGCTTCTGGATGACCGAATGGCAGCGCGTGTCCCGCAGCAGCTCGTCATACAGCTTCAGGCCGCGGCCCTGGCCGCGCGTGGCGAGCGTGTCGTCCTCCTGCCGAAGCAGACCGTCGAAGGCCGGATAGGCGGGGTCGCTGGCGATCGTCGCCACTTCGCGCAGGAGAACGGCGGCTTTGTTGGCGGTGTTCGTTTCGTCGGTCATCGGTTTGGCCTACAGGTTGAAATATGCGCCGGCATCGGTGAACCCGCCGAGAGAGGCGAAGTCGCGCCCGGGCCCGGTCGAGTCGCGCTGTTCCGGCACCGTGTGGAAATCGAATGGGCCGGCGTCGCTGCAGGATGCGAAATGCGCCAAGGCATGGGCGATCGCGCTGTCGCCGTGGCGCTTGCCGGTCTTGCTCTTTTCGTCGGCGGTCCGAACGGCCGGCACGCGGATGACGCCGTTCACCCGGGCCAGTTGGCGGTGATCCGTGCGAATGTCCGCATCCTGCGGCAGGCGCAGCAGTCCGTCCTCGAAGGCGCCGATGAAGGGCGGCATGTTTTCCAGATACCAGGTCTCGCTGAACTTCACCTGGTGAATCCGACTGTGACCGTACTTGTCCGCCGCGGCCTCACCGGTCGACGCGCCGTTGCCGCCGGAATCGATGGCGCCGGCCATCAGCTTCGGCAGCCTGTCCGCGATGTAGAAGAGCACCTGCTTCTGCTGTTCGAAGGGAATGCGGCCCAACTCGACGACGAAAGGCGGTCGCCGGACCAGGTTGCGCTGCAGTTGGACCGGCCAGATGACGGAGAGATCGATCGTGCGGCCGAAATCCATACCGAAGTAGCTCATAAGCTTCGGGTCGAGCGCGTCCAGGAGGTCTCTCAGGTTCTCCTCACACCAGTCTTTGGCGTCGCGTTCGCGGATCTCGATCGGGGTCAGCACGTATTTTTCGTCGACTTCCCAGCGGAGCACCGGAATGTCGGGCTCCATCCGCATTTCGATCAGGGCGGAGGACAGAACGGTGCCGCTGCCCTGGCTCGGAATGCAGCGCAGTTCTTCGTCCGCGTCCTTGTCGTAGAAGGCATAGATGCTTTCGACCCATTTCTCCTCGGTCGGGACCGATTGGCCGCGCGCCTCGAGCATCATCTTGACGCGATTGTACAGACCTTGCTCAACCGCCTCGTCGAAGGTTGTCTTGATCACCTTGCCGGGCCGGCGCTTGGCCCGGACATCTTTGATCAAAAGGTTGAACGGATTGTCGTCGCCGTCATGCGTCGAGATCACCAGCACCTTGCCGCCCCAGATCAGGAAGGCCATGGCGGCTTTCAGCATGCCCTCAAGATCGTCGTGGAAGCCGGCTTCGTCGAAGATGAGATAGCCCTGGCGGCCGCGCAGGGATCGCGGCTTGGACGTCAGCGCGACGATGTCGAAACCGCTGGCGAAGGAGATCCGGAAGGCTTGGATATGCCGATCCGCCTTGCCCTTTTCGGCATCGAGAAACAGGAATTCCTCCACACCCGTCAGCGCCGGCAAAAAGGCCTTCGCCCACATGGCGCTGGTGTCGATGAACTCGCGCGCCATGTCCAGGTTGTAGCCGATATACATCGTGTCCATACCGCCGGCGGAACGCGCAGCGCCGGAGGTGAGAACCGCGTCGGCCGCGATGCCCCAGGTCACACCGATGCGGCGGGATTTCTCCCAGATGACCAGCTGGTAACTGGCCGTCGCGAGAAGGCCTTCCTTCTGGTAGGGCAAAAGGATATCCGGCAGCGCGTCGCCGATCTGCCGGAGTTCTTCGGGAAAGGATTGTGCCAGCGCCGGCGTCACGTGCCTTTCTCCTGCGGCTTGATGCCGAGGATCTGCGCCTTGATCATCGCGACGGTATTGGCGGACAGACCCTGTTCGCCCAGGCCGGCAGCAACTTCCTCGACCGCCGCGGCCGCCTTCTCGCGTTCCTCTTTTTCGACGACGGTGCGGAGCTTGACCTCGAAATCCTGATCGAGGCGCAGCGCCCTGGACAGTTCGGCCAGGCCCTTGCCGAGATTGGCGATGTCCTTTGCGTCGATCTGCGGCGCGGCGTCCGGATCGTTCGGGTCCGGCTGCAGCTTCATCAGAAACTCGAAAACCAGCACCCGGGCCATTTCGACCAACAGGCGGCCCTGCTCGCCTTGCTCTTTCGCGTCGTTCAGATCCGGCACCAGGGCCTGGACCATTTCGCGCGATTGGCGCATGCGGGCAGAGACCTGTTCCAGCTTCTGCGCATGGCGGTGGATGGCGGAGCGCGACCGCGCATGGCCGGCACCGTCCAGGAAGGCGGTAAGATCGTCGAGCGACAGCGCACCCTCGGCTATAAGGAAGTCCAGCCGCTTGCGAACGGAATCCGGCAGTGTGGCGATTGAGGACTTGCGCGGCATGGCCTACGGCAACCGCTTGGGGTCGTCGACGCCGTCAACGGAGTCCTGGCCGTCAGCGACTTCCTTGCCGCGCTGCGTCAGCTGGGCAAAGGTCTCTTCACCGGCCACGGTCAGCTGCACCAGCAGCCGCTTCTCCAGCCAGAGCAGATCCTCGCGAACCTGCTGTAGTGTCGGCCGGTGCATCGTGTTGACATGCGGCAGCGCCTGGTAAAGCAGACGGGCGGAAGTCCGTCCGTCGTCGTCGCCGGCCAGCAGTTCCAGGATCGTCAGGCGCCGGTTGGCGTTTTCCAGTTCCTTCAAACTCGTCATCAGTCGTCTCCGCCGCCGCTGATCCGATGCCGGTTCAGCAGGTCCACATTTTTTTCGATCGCCTGCAGCGTTGCTGTCGCAGATGCCAGCGACTCGGCCATCTTCGCTGTGTCCTTACGGACCTCGGATATCCGCACGTGCAGCTTCTCCATGTCCTCATGTTTTGGCATGTGCCGGAAGCTCGTCTCCAGCGCGGTCAGACGGTTCGCATGGTCGTTCGCGGTTTCCGTCACCGAGCTGATCCGGTAGCTGAGTTCCGTTTTGACCCCGTCGACGCCAGCCTTGATCTCATCCTTGGTCGCTTTCTGCCTGCTGCTGAACCAGATCACCCAGGTGCCGATGATCGACGCCAGCGCGAGGGCCAGCGCGGCATAGTCGGCTATGGCTTTCAGGATATTGAAGATCACGGTCCCGGCCTTTCACGTTTTCCCTGGCAGATGACGCAACGCTTGACGTTCGGGATCGCTTGTCGCCGGGGCTCGGGGATCTCGCATCCGCAGTCCCGGCATTCCCGCTCGGCCGTGTTGCCGGCCTTCATCAACTCCGCCACCCGCCTGGCCTGGCGGATGGCGTTCTCGCGCGTTCGCGTCTCGACCTCGGTCGCCCAATCGCATGGGTCCATCAGGCGTCGTCGCTGTGCAGCTTCTCGCGGATCTGCGCGATGCGAATATTGAGTGCTTCCCATTCCGCGTCGGTCGGATCGCGGCCTTCGGCGACCATGGCGTTGACCGCGGCCTCGCCTTGGCGCAGCAGCTCGTGGACATTCATGCCGACCTCGGCCGCCAGGGTGGCGTACTTGATCAGTTCGGCTGCGAATTGCAGGGCGGCGGTCATCAGCCGGTCCTCCCGTTAAGCGTGGCGATGATACGCGCCAGACCATCAATGGCCTGGCGCGCGGAAAGCAGGGCAAGGTCGATGCCTTGAATATCCGCCGGACTGGCGCGGATTGTTTCGCGGGCGGTGCCGATCGCCTCATAGGCGACGATGTCCGCCTTTCGGATTCCCTCGACGATCGCGGAGTCGGAACAAGGCGACGGGACCGAGTTATCCTCCACGCACCGAGGCAGCGACTCGTAGGCGAGTGCCGCCTCCAGCATGGCCGCATAGTCCGCCTGCAGGGCGTAGATCTTCTGCGCCGGCGTTTCGGCGACGCGGGACGCGCAGCCGCCTAGCGCGACAGAGGAGGCGAAGATCAATCCCAGAATGAGCGCCGGCAACGCCGGCGGAGCGCCGCCCGGCTTCTTAATCGGCTCGCTGGTGACGAAGCGTAGGGCGATATTGACGATCGTCATGACGCCGGCCACGACGGCGGCTTGCTGGTCGGGCGGGATCTCCGCATAGCCGAGCAGACCGAAAAGCGTGGAGATCAGGGCGATCGCGTTTGCCCAGATCGTTTTGGATTTCCACCAATCCTTACCCATGGTTCTTACCTCACTCGTCGTAGGTGAAGACGGCAGGCCGATGCGCGAAGGCATGACCCGTATCGAGATGAATGAACGTCTTGGCAGGCCCGATCCCCACGAAGCCGAGGAACGGTGCATGCTTGATGATTTCGAATTTGAGGGCGCTGTCCGCCTGAATGTCGGCGGCTCGGCCCTGCGCATGAGAGCCCGGATTGCGCTTGCCGATTTCGTCCGGATGACGGGGGCAGCGATAACCGCTGGTGACGGTCAACGGGCGGTCGAGAATCTTCCGCAGCGCCTGAAGCACCGCCATGAAATTCCCGTCCATGTCGGCCAACCCGCCGCACTGACCGCACCGGCACGCCATTTCGTCGGTCGTGAAGTTCGGCGTGTCGTCCGGGTTCCAGACAGTTTTCGGGAAATGCATGAACCGCCCCAAAGAAGAAGGCGGCAAACTCAGCCGCCGAGTGTTTTGCCAATACGACACGGTGACGGTATGGCGGGCGGGCAAAGAAAACGCCCCTGACAGATGTCAGGGGCGGCGGTTTTCGTCGATGCGAATGGCGTCACAACTCGCCGGAATCAGTGCCGGAGTCAATGACCCTGTCGAACAAGGGCAAGCCCTCGTCAGCCATGCGGCTCTTGATCCGCCATGCCGTCCGCTCGTGCACATCGGCGATCTGGGCGGCGGAAGCGACGGATTTTCCTTCCTGGATCAGCCTGGCGACGGCGCAACGGCGGGCGCCGGTGCCGCGCAGATGCGCCATCGGGATCTGCACCTCGCCATGGCCGATCGCGTCGACGATGGCCGTGGCGGCATCCAGGCCGACGCATTTCGCCAGCGGCGACGTCTCCCTCGGCCGCGCCGGCAGCTTGATGCGCTGCCCGCCGAAGCGGATGGCAAGCTTCTCGGCCGTGCGCCTGTCGGTCGCCGCCTCGATCTCTGCCAGGATGCCGGTAAGGTGCGTCAAGACTATTCCCGCTCCTCATTCGCGACTTCGAGCAACACGTCGACGTGACAAGGTTCGTCCGGCAGGCACCAGCACGCCAAATCCTTGCCGCGCAGCTCGCGGATGATTTCCTCTGTTGGTGGATAGTTGCGGCCATCGATCTCAAGCATGTCCCTGAACCGCTCGACCGCGTCCGCGGCCGTCTCGATCGGCTCTTCACGATAAACGCCGCTGGCCTTGGAGCAGACTTTCGACCCAACCTTGAACGGGTTTCCCCACTTGCTCGGTCGGGCACAGACAACCGTTCCTTCGGGCTTCCGCCATCCGGGCGTCCGGCGCAGCTGGATGCGTTCAGGCATGGCTCACCTCCGGGAATCCGTCGTGCGTCACGCCGTCCAGCTTCCGGCCCGCTGCCTTCTTTCCGACAAGCTGGAACGCGGCATGGCGTTCGCCATCCGCGATGTAGGCAAGGCCGTCGTCCCAGGTAGGATCGTCATCCATTTCGGCCGGGAATAAGACGTGGTGATCTTCGCTGCGGCCGTTCTGACTGATCCAGCACGGTCCGCGTTCTGGCTCCCATGGCAGCCAGTCTCCCCATTGTTTAAAGTGGAACGGCACGCTCGCGCCGGCACATTGGTCGCGAAGATCCCGGACCCAGTCGGGATGGCACGGCCGAGCGCCTGGCCCGCTCTCGCCGCCGGCGATGACCCAGTCGAGGGCCGGCAACGGCGCAGCGGCATGGGGCTTTCCTTGAACTTCAACGTGTTCTGTTTGACCCGTCAGGCTGTCCATGAAGCCACGGTTTGAGGGGGCGTAATTGACGTTCCGAAGATACAGCTCGCCAAGCAGCGGCTCCGCGCTGATAAACCGGACGGCCGCCGGCGTGCGCAGCAGATACGGGATGCGCTCGACCGCGCGAGCCTGGTCTTCGACGCTCGTCCCCAGCCAGACATTCTTCAAAGGCCAATCGCAGTAGCTGATCTCGTTCACTGTTCCGAAATCATAGCGGCGGGTTCCGAGGTCCGTGACGTAGTGGCACATCCTATTCGGCCGTTTGGTCAGGATTTGGAACGAATGCTGGGGGGCGCGAGCCATCATCGTGAAGATGTTGTCCAGGGTGCCCACCGCAACGGCAGGATGGAAAAGGTCCCCATGAGCGGCGACGAATATCCGTCTAGGCCGTTTCCAGTGAAGTGGTTGGGTCAGCCATTGTCCGTTGAACCGAACCTGTCCGTTCCAGACCGGCCCGGCCTTGGAAGGGGCGGTCAGCCCCTTCCGGCTCGGGTGGCCTTTCAAGCGACCGCCTGCCAGCCTCATCGCATAACAGTTGGTGCATCCGGGCGAAACGACGGAGCAACCCGTAACGATGTTCCAGGTCGCGTCCGTCCATTCGATCTTGGTGCGGTCAGCCATTGCCGTAACTCTTTGCCTGGGCCTTCACCAATTCGAAGACCTGTTTCCGCACTTTGGGGTCGCGGATCTTGTAGTAGGCGCGGGCCAGTTCGAGGGTTTCCCGCTTGGCCATCGGATCGGACTCAAACTCGATCTCCGGCGGCGTCGTGTCGCAGACGCCGGCGCGCAGACGCGGGCTGTTGCTGGCGATCGCTTCGGGCATGTCCTCGAAGAAGAAGGTGATGGGCACGTCCAGGACGTTCGACATATCCCACAGGCGGGACGCCCCCATGCGGTTCGTCCCCCGCTCGTATTTCTGGACCTGCTGGAAGGTCAGGCCCACATGCGCTGCGAGGGTTTGCTGGCTCATGCCCAGCATGATCCGGCGCATCCGCATGCGGTTACCGACATGCACGTCGATCGGGTTTGCTATGCCGGGGCGGCCGGCGGGAATGATCGTCTTCAGTTCCATGTTGTCATCGTCTCTTGGCATCAGTTTTATCCTTGGTTTTTTGGGTTGGGTGACCGGGCCTTCAGCCCTTCTTTTTGGCTGGATCTTCCAGCTTTGGACCGCCGCGAAGGCGGTTGTAGTCAAGTACGAGAACCTCGCGCAGCGCCTTCTGCGTCGAGCCACCAGTGTGGTTCTTGAAGACGCGGGCAGCGTCCTCGCGATCGACTGCGGACTTAGACAGCAGAACCTCAGCCATGCGATCGATGCGGACCTGGCCGCCGTAGATGTAATAGACCTCCGCCAGCGCCTTGATGGTCGCGGCTCTAAGCTCCCCGGCAAAATTCGGATAGGCCGCCCGTATCGCCTTCAGAGCGTTTTCCGTCGGCCCTGCCCCATACCGTTTGGCAGCGATGGCAATCGCCTTGATCGCCATCGTTTCATTCGGTTCCAGCGTGTCCGATATCTTTGCCGAACGGGCAATCTTCACATCCGCTCGCGCGCAGATATCCCGTATCTCGACAGCTTCGGGTTCCTTCGCAGCGACACGGGCGTGGAACTCCTGAAGCGGGTTCGTGCGGACGCGGTCTCTGTTCACTGCCAAGAACGCGCCAGCTTGCTCCGCCAAGGTCTCGGCTTCAATAACCAGGGCTGGGATCTCCGCCACGGCCGGATGCGCCTTTGCCGCTGCGACCCTGTGTTGACCGTCAATGACGCAATAGCTGCCATCACCGTTATCCGCCACGGCGACCGCACCGAACTTCGACCAGGAAAAATCCTTCAGGATCTTGTCAATGACACCTTGGGAACGGCGAACGCCACTGATCACGCGCTGATAGCGGTGGTCGGAAACACAGGCTTCAGGACTGATCCAGGCAAGTACAGGCTTTCCCTCTTCGGGATTGAACTGGCTCATAGGTCGATCTCCTCTCGGTCGAAACTGCAGCGGGTGATACCTTCCCAAATTGAAACAAGAGCATCGACATCGCTGTCATAGACGACGGCGTAGGAAGCGCAGCGGTGATGGATGCCGAGGCGATAGCGGCTTTCCAATGGGCGGACGATGATGCCGCGGCATTTCCGGATCGTGTTCTCGATCTCCAGGATGTCCTCGATGCCGAGATCCAGCTCGCGCTCGACGATCCGGCGCAGCGCATGGCGATGGCATTGGTTGCGGGCGAAGCGCGTCATACCTGCATCCCTTTTGCTTTGCGGACCTTCCGGCCGAGCGTCTGGATCACGAGGTCGAGCTGATCGTCTGTGAAATCCGTGATGGCCTGATGCCGGCTTACCCGGCACACCGTCATCGCGTAGTTGGCAAGCGCGGCTGGATTGGAGATCGAGATCTCGCCCAACTTGAACAGCAGCGCCCATTGCGCTTCGGCAACTTCGGCGCGGTCATTGTAGTAGCGGCCGCGGGGGGCGACGGGATACCCTTCCCATGTCGGGCCACCTTCGCGCGTGGCCCAGGCCTTTAGCCCTTCGATGATCGGCTCCCAATTCGTCACGAACTGCAGGGCATCGACGCCGGCCATGCGTTTGACGTAACCGGCCAGCGCTGCCTCGCGTTTGTCCCGCACGATGCCGAGCCAATAGAGCGACAGCCACAATGCGCGGGCCTTCTTCGCCTGCGGATCGTCCGCCAGGGGCCTTCCATGGTCCCGGCGTTGCCGTCGCTTCGACGGTTTCGGCCTCCAGCCCAGACTCTTGAAATCCTCGACCAGCTGCACGAGCTGACCGTCGCGGAGATCGGTTCGGGACCGGACGCCGAACTTCTCCTCCAGCATGTCGCGATAGGTGTCTTCGTCCAGGCCGAGATCCTTCTTCGCGATCTCGATCTTGCCGTAGAGCTGGCGGCGGCGAAGGGAGAGCGATGACTTTTTCGATGTGGGCGCGGCCATCAGTGCAGCCTCCTCGGCGTGGTGACGGTCCGGATCTGCAGCGTCCCGGCAATGTAATGGCTCCAGGCGTTTTCCATCGCGCCGGCAAACTGCGCCAGCCATGCTTCGCGGGATTCTGCCGGCACATCGGAAAGCAGCGCAACGACCGCCTCGGCGACCTGGCAGATCGTCTCGTTGAACGCGGCGTCGCAAGCAATTTGATTGGATTGGTCTATCCCGTTGAACCGTTCGAGGACCATTTCCCGGATGCGGCAATGCAGGCAATCGCCCTTGGCATGGTCAGTCATGGGGCCGTTCTCCGAACAGGCCCGCCTGGTCGCCGAAGACGTCCCAATAGTCGTCTCCCTGAAGGCGGCCGAACAGATCGGCGCCGGGGCCTGGATGAAGCCGGCGGAGGCGGGTATAGATGGCGTCGGGCTTGCGGCTGTGTTCGCGCAGCGGCTCGACGATGATGGACCGGACATTGGTGGCGGATTTGAGGCGGGACGGATCGCCGAACTTGCCGAGCAGGCAGATCTCCGGATTGGCGCGCGTCCAGTGCCCCATGCCCATGAAGAACAGGGTTTCCATCGCGGCCTCGATCTCTAACAGCTGAAGCTGTTCCGCGACACGATTCAATCGCTCTGGGTCGGTTTTCTGGTTGGTCTTCAGCCAGACGAAACCAATCGTCGAGTACTCGATACCCCATGCCTTCATCAACTCGATGCCTTGCACGAGATGCGTGTCGGTAACCCAGATCGCAACCAACGCATCGGGCATCGCGAGATCCGCAACGGGCAGCGCGGCCAGCTCGTCGAAAGTCATAGTCTTGTAGTGGCGGCCGGCGCTGCGGCCTTGGCCGGCGTCCGACCGCGTCTCGTATTTCCAAGGCGGGTCGATCAGGATCGTCCGGTAGTGCAGCGGCTTCAGGTCTCGCCAGTACCAGTTCGGAATCGACATGGGTCAGCCCTCCAGATCGCGCCGGTAGCCCGGCTGTTCGGCCCGCGCCTGGTCGGCACGGTTGGCGGCGGCGATCAGATTGCGCTGCGCCTTGTATTCGTTGAAGCGGTCGATCTGCCGGCGTAGGGCGCGGCGCGCCTCAATCGAATGGGTCGCCAGAAACTGGGCCGACGCCAGGGCCAGGTCTTCCAGGATATCTTCCGGTCGCTCGCTCATGATTGTCTCAGGCCGCGAAGGCCCAGTCCTCCACATGCTTGACGGCATCCAGGGCGGCGCCGATGACCGTCGCCGGCAGGCGTGCCTTTGGCGCGTCATCCAGTTCCGAAGGCGTCGGTGAGACGGCCGGCAGACGGGCCAGGGACTTGGAAAGGGCCTGCAGCGTGTTGCCGCTCTGCAGTGCGATGGAGACCAGCACCGCGGCGTCGGCCAGGATGTGTTCCATCTGGCTGCCTTCTTTGGCGCCGTTCAGGAATATCTCGGCCGCGCGGCCGGTTTCGGGATCGAAGCCGATGGTGACCGTGTATTCCTTCGCGTTGCCGTTGGTGTCGACAAAGCTGAAGGTCTCGGTCATCGACGGCCGGCGGTTGGGCAGACGGGCGCGGGTCATTTCTCGATCCCCTGGAAAGCGAGCAGCGCCTCGGCAATCTTCGCCGGGTCGCCTTTGTCGAGCGCGACCACGACCTTGTCGAGATTGTTTGCCAGAGAGACGCCCAAGGTCTTGCGCTCGTCCGGGGACAGATCCCGCAGCGCGGTCTTCTTGACCGTCTCTTTCACGTCCACAAAGTCGGCGATCCGCTCCTCATCGAACATTCCGCGCAGGCGAGAGATCATGACGTCTTCGTCACAATCGAAGTCGATCGATCCCTGGTTGGTTCGCAGTCCGACCTTGACGCCGTGCAGGACGCGGGTCTTTGGCGACTTGAAGGCGGCGCGGTTGCCGTCGACCGCGGCTGCGATCGCCTGTTCCGATTGGGCGACCTCGTCGGCCATCTTACGCAGATCTTCCGCGCTCTTCGCCAGGACGTTCCGCATGGCGGTGCGGACCTTCAGCGTCAGCATGGCAAGACTCAGAACCTTGCCCGAATGCGCCTTGCACAGCGCCTCGATCTCAGTCAGGGCGGGCGGATCTTCCTTCTTCTTACGCGGCATCGTGCAGTCCCTCCAAAAGCGGCTTGATACGGTTGTCCCAAAGCGGCTTGATCCAGGTGTTCCACCACCAGCGGGCAAGCTGCAGCAGCAGCGGCGGACGGCGATGCCTCATGACGTCTCTCCCAAGCGTTCGGTGAATTCGGACATCAGAGCCAGAAATCCTGCCGGATTCTTTCTCGCCATCGTGTGCGCCCGGATCTCGAAGGCCTTGCCGATTTCCGCCAGGCCGGCGTCGACGATGGCGCACGCTTCCTTGACCGAGCCGATCTCGAATTCGGCGGCGTTCATCCTCTCGATTTCAGGGCGGGCCTTATCCAGGATCGCGGTGGTTCGCGCGGCATACTGGCGATCGCTCTGACGCCGACGCCCCACGCTCTGGATTGCGCTTTGGACGGTCGACAAGTCGAACCCTCCGAACAGCTTTGCGATATCGGGTTGCGTACATCCCGTCAGTTCGCGAGCCAGCCACATCGCCACGTGCCGGGCATCGGCGGATGCCCTGGCCCGTGAGTAGATGTCGACGACGGGACAACCGAACTCGCCGGCCACGATCGCGGCAATCCGCTTGCAGCGCGCATCCGCCAGGTGCAGGCGTTGGGCGTTGTTCATCCCGCTTTCCTCCTGTTCCTGAAAACGAAGGTGGCGGCGACTGGCTCGCGGCGCATGCCGGCGATCCGCCGCTCGATGCCGTCCAGGATCTGATCGCGATGCGCCTTGGTCAGTGTGCCGGCGGCCTCTTGGTCCCGAAGGCGGCGGAGATCCGCCGCCAGTGCGTTCACGTGCATTCGCATGCTCATGCCATCACCTCGCTGGCCGCGAGATTGGCCCAGGCCTTTTCGACGTCGCCGGGCTCGACCGCCTGCCGGTTCTGACCGGCGGCGATCAGGGTTGCGAGCCCCATGACCTGCTTGATATTGCGCAGTGCGCCGGGCTTATTGCCGATCTTCTTCAGGAGCGTCATGACGTTGTCGTCTTCGACGCCCCAGGCGGAGGCATAGGCGGTGATGTCGCCCGCGGACGGCTTCGTCAGGACAAGGCGCAGACCGACACGGCTGGCCAGTTGCGCGAAATTCGCCTTCTCCGATTGGATGGAACCGAGAACCTTCAAGTTGCCGGCGAAGATGATGGCGAAACCGTTCAGATCGTTCAGCGACCGGATCTCGTCCAGCATCTGCATGGACGCATGCTGGCACTCGTCCACGATCAAGAGCGGGTTCGCCCCTTTCACATGATCCAGGATGCGCGCACGAACATTGGCGTAATTGTAGGACCGGACCCCTACCGCGTTCGCGATCTCGCAATAGAGTCGCGGCACCGTTTTGACCTCTGCCCGCAAAGTAACCAGATGGGCGTGCGGCGTGTTCTCGCAGTAGCGACGGAAGGTTGTCGTCTTGCCCAAGCCCGGCTCGCCGACAATGACGGCCACGCTGTTCAGCGTATGCGACCAGTTCAATACGTTGCAGATCTTGTCGGCGGTCGGCGTCAGTTCGAATTTGGGGCCATCCGCGGCCAGGTCGCGCAGCTTGCGCTGCTCGGCATAGCTCGCCAGATACCGTTCGACCATTTTGGCGACGGCAAGCCGGTTGCCAGTGTAATTGTCGCTGCCGAAATTACTGACCGTCCCGCGAGCGATGTCGGATTTCTTCGCGATCGTATCCCAGGAGAATCCCTGGTCTTCCTTGTGCTTGAGAAGCGCATCGCGCTGAGCGTCGATATAGTCTTCTTCGGCTAGTCCATCGGTAAAGTTGTCGTCTGACATATTGGCATCCTTTGGTTCTCTTAGTCGTCGTCGGAGATCAGCCGGAGACCGGCCATCCAGTGCTCACTGACGTCTTCGAATTCCGGCAGCTCTTCCGGCTGCCTTCTTGTCGCGACGGCCAGCGCCGCGGCATTCCGGTGATGGGGTGCAAGGCGAACGGCGGCCGGGATAAAAGGCTCGTCGTCGTTGTCGAGTTTCGGCATTTGGCGGAGCAGCTCGTCGCGTGACAGCTGCTGGCCGAGGGCCGCTGCGTCCTTGGTTGCCCTAATGAACTTGCGGCGCTTCTGGCTGTGATCGCGGGCGGCGGCTTGGTCGCTGAAGCCGACAGCGGCGATGCATTCCGCACGGCCGATGAATGTGCCATCAAGGCGGTAGACGTCGATCCCTGACTGCAGGTCGTCCGGATCGAACCGGATCGTCAGCGCGGTGCCGCGCACCTCGAGAAGGAATTCCGCCCAGTAGCGGTTCTTGGCCCAGTTGATCGAACCGTCTTCGGTATTGGCGCGGACATTCTCGGCGGCCAGCTGGCACATGCGCAGCTGGGCCTCGGAAGCCCGCTTGATCAACGCGCCCTGGTAGGACGCGGCGAACACATCGTCGAAAGAATAGATGCCCTGGCATACGCGAGACCGGCGCTTGGCCTGGGCATTGTGCATCCGAATGCCCTGATCGACGACCTCCAGGAAGGTCTCAAGGGGCACCGCCCGACTGCCGTAATTCTCGGGCTTGGCGTCTGGGCTGTTGCCGGTATAGGCGCCCTCGAATGCGGGGTGCTTTGCCACAGTGTCGCACAGATCCCGGAAGGCGCGTTCGATCGGCTTGGACTGGCCCGAATAAGGTGTCGTCCAATGCAGCTTGACGCCCATGGCGGTCAGGATGCCGGTCGGCTCCTCCGGCTTCACCTTGAAGCGGAAGCGGTTGGTCGCACCGCCGGTGATGAACTTGCTGGCGAAGGCGCGGCCGTTGTCCAAGCTCATCTCGTCAGGAATGCCATAGGCCCGGAACATGTCCATGCAGGCGAGGCGCACGCTGTCCGCGTTCTCAGTCCTGTCGATCCGCCACGCGAGAATCTTGCCGGAATACAGATCCTGTATGGCGACCATGATAGGTCGAGCGACGGTGTTGTCTTCAGGCCACCGGACAAAGACGTCCCACTTGTGACCGTCCATGTTGACGGCCTGCAGCGCGTGGAAGCTCGAGCGGTCGCGCTCCTGCGCCGGGTAGAGGCGCTTCAGCTTTTCTTGGCCTTCCCGAAGCAGTACGTGAACGGCGGCCGGGATCTCCTGCTCGATCCGGCGGTGCAGCGTCCGGCTACTTGGGATGGTCCAGCCGTTTTCCTCGGCCGTCATCTGCAGGCGGCGGTAGCAGCTCTCCAGGCTCGGCTGAGCGAGGCGAAGATAATCCGCCTTGAAGAAGGCCCAGGCCGCTGGATCACAGGGGACGGTTGCGTGACGGCCGGCGTGTTTCGGCGCCAATAGCGGCAGCCAATCGCTCTCGTCATGGCCGACAACCAGATCGTACCAGTTGTAGATGCTCCGGGTGGATACGCCGCGCTGCGCGGCGATCGTGCTGACCGCGATGTTCTTCTGCAGGCCGCCGCGGATCAGCGCCTCTACATCCATCAGCGCCTGCAGTCGATCGCGCGCCTTCTGCTTCTGCCGGTCAGGCTGGGATTCGAAGGTTTCCCATATGGCGCTCGACGGCTTCTTTGCCGCCGGTGCGGCGAGAGCCTCCCGCGTGCGGGCCTTCACCAACTGAACCTGGGCTTCGTCCGGCAGGAGAGAGACGTGGTATTCAAGGCCGCCGCCGCGGCCCTGGCGCGGACGGGCAAGTGGTTCTCCGGCGAGGTTGCGGCGTTCCGCCCAGCCCTCTTTACCGGCCCGGACGTTGATGGCGCGGACAGTGGTCGGCATCCCGGCAAGGCCGGCATCGACCATTTCCTTCGGCGACCACCATGTCTTCATTTGCGCGCCCGCCGGGAGTCGTTGATCATTGCGTCGATTTCTTCGCGCTTCTCCACCAGCATCGCTTCAACGACAGCGCCCTGGTATTTCGCCGGGATGACCGCGTGGTCGACCGGATCGGCTAGAAGTGAGAGCAGGCGAAAATCCTGGGTGACGATCATCAGCGCCACGGCGCGGTCCAGCGGGATGCTGTTTTCGCGGGCCTCGCTGGCATAGGCATCCAATGTTGTCTTGGACACTTTCTCGCCGAGATAGGCGGCCATCCGCTTGGCAACATCGTCGCGTGCCAGCTTGCGACCTTCAGCGTCGGTCGCGTCGTTCAAAGTCTTGCTGACCGCCAGACTGATCCGGCCCTGCAGGGTCGCTGCGCGGGTGACGTGATCCTCATACCGCTCGACCGGGATCTTGGGCTTCCAATCAAACAAGTCCTGCGTCAGGTTGTCCGTGCGCTTCCGTACCATCACAGTTCTCCGCGCTCTCTCAGTTCCGCCAGAAAACGGTCGCGCGCCTTCTTCGGCGCGCGGTCCCAACGGTCCAGCAGCTGGCGGTAGGCCACATCTGCCGGGTCGTCCTTGGCCTCGGTATGCCCAGCGACTTCCGCGATGGCCGCCTTGAGCGAGCGGGCGGGCTGAAACTCGCGGCACATGCGCGAGACGATCTCGCGCTGCATGTCCTCGCTGCTGCCGGACAGGCGCAGCAGTTCCTTCTGGTTGTCCGCCATCGGCGTGCCGGCCAATTCGCGAAGCAGATCCATGGGAATCCGTTCGGCGATCTGGACCGCCCGCTCGATGGTGCGGGCGCCGAGGTCAAGTTTTTCGGCGGTTGCTTGGCTAAACGACATCGTGTCGCTTTGGCGACCGCCGACATGCTGATTGCCTCTCGCGCCGCCGCGGGCGGCATCAGGGTGCAGCCGCAGATAGAGTGTTTTTCTGGTTGCAAGAAAAAGCGCGCGGTCCAGCGCAGTTAGGCGCTTTCGAAAAAGGTTCTCGTCGATCTCGATCAGCCGGGCTTCATCCTCGGATACATCCAAGACCGAGGCCATAATCTCCGACCGCTCGAGCAACCTATGCGCCTCGAGCCGATGAAGCCCGGCGATCAGCTGAAACCGCTCGCCAACCGGGCGGACAGATATCGGGTTGTCCAGACCGGCGATCCGGATGCTCTCAGCGAGGCCTTCAACATACGCCGGGTCGGCGGTGCGGAGCCGATCATTGCTGTCGATCAGGTCAATTTTGATCAGGGCGGATGTCACGCGGCGCTCCTCTTTTGCATCGACTCGTTGGCGTTTTGCCTGTGCGCCCCATCGAGACTCTTGCTAGTCTCTGTCGGTCGGAAGATCCGGTTGCCCTGGACGTCATACCATTCAGGCCAAAGTCGATTTTTCGGTTCGTGGAAGTGATTGGCGATCACGCTTTGTGCCACTGGGACAGGCCTGATCAGCGCAACGCGAAGAGTGGAAGGGTTCAAGCCGTTCTTAATGGCGAACGCCTTCAAGGTGCCGAATTCCTTGCGAATACGGGCCTTCAGGTCTTCCGGGTTAACATTCCTGGGTTCGGAAGCCTCGGCGCGCTCTGTGTGAAGCGTCATCCAATCTCTCGCGGTAGAGGTTGTAACGTTCGTTAATTGATGGGGTGATTTTTCGGTCCAGTCAACTAGGAAATCGTTTCCTAGTTCTGTTTATCGGTTCGATAGATCGAAAAACAAACTGTCGCGGAATCCTGCGGGGGATCGAAACTTGGAAACGAAAAAGGAAGTTGGTGACCAGATTCCCAGTTCCGTTGCGGAACTTGGAAATCGTCTTCGAGATCTTGAAGCCCGGCACTACGAGCGCAGGGCCGAGATGGCAAAGGTCTGCGGTAAGTCTAAGTCGACCATCCAAGCCTGGATGAATGGAACCGATCCAAGCGTCTTCGCGCTGGCCAGGCTGTGCGAGGACACCGGCGTTTCGATGGACTGGCTCGTGTTTGGCCGAGAAGGAAACGCTGAGAAGCCGGCAACAGATGTCGACGCCGAATTGCTGGAGGCCGTGCTGAGGCAGCTCCTAAAGCGTCTCGCTGCTCATGGACTGGAACTTGATGAAGAGAGGTTCCCCAAGCTGGCTGTCCTTCTTTACCAACATTTGCGGCATGCGAATGCCGACGCGCCAGGCAGCGATGCTTTTGCGGACATGCTTGTGAAAATGTAGGCAGTTTACACGGCTAAGTGTTGCGCGATACCGTGCGGAAAATCAGTTCCGGGGGCGTACCATGGATTACAGAGAAGATCGTATTGGACAGCAAATAGACGAAATAATTCAAAGTGCTGTCTTATCTCAAGGTGGTTTCAGGTTCATCACGAAAGAGATGCGTGAGGTGCTTGAGGAAGCCGTATCGCAGCGACTAAAACTTGATACGTCAGGCGGTAATTTATTGATCCCGTTGGACGATGTCGTAGACGCTGTCGATGAAATATTGAACCTACTCTCGCGAACGCAGGGCCGCGCATGACACGTTTTGAGCCAGTGTCCAAATCCACTCTTGTGGAAGCCGATGCCAGCTACGCGGACTTCTTTGCAAACCCTGGAAGCCGGTTTGATCGTGGCGGTTTGTTGCCTCTGCTCCAGATTTTCGCACCGCAGCCGGACGGATCGGCACCCTATATCTTCTGCGGCGATCAATCGACCACCGCGGAATTGTACGGGAGCGGTTTGGCCAAAGCACTGCTCGGCAAGTCCCAGCTGCCGAACGTGGAGTCCGATTTCCTGCGGTTTGTCGATGAGGACTTCCACAGGGTCGCAAGAGATCGCGGCTACTCATTCGCACGGGTGGAATTGAAATTGACCGGCTCACCTGGCGCCGTAACCAAAATATCGTTCTGGAGACTTGTTTTCCCGTTCGATACCGGCTGCGGGACAGCTGTAGGCTCTCTCACGCGTTTCTGTGCGGGTGGTAGGCCGAGAACATTTGCAGTAGATCAGGCGCGCTCATAGAGGCGACAAAGTCCTCTTTATCCAGGAACGGCGCGCCCCATCGCCATTCGTCTCCGATCTGCTCCCAGTGCCAATATCCCTCGCGCATGCCGAAGCCGCTCAATGCGACGCGCTTGATCTGCAAGCCATACATCCAATCCAGCGGCCATTTCAGCGCGGCGCAGGCCATCGCATAACGGGCCGCGATTGCCGCAATCCCGCCGCCTCGGAGTTCCTCAAGGGCATATAGATCGCCGTGGTAGGCCGCGGTGCCTTTGATTTGGTCCAGGACATTGGACTTCCGTCGGATCTCGGCGGTTTGGATGTCGTTGCCGAACCATCGTTGCAATTGAACTCGCCACAGTTCCCGTAACGTCGACCCTCCCAAATAATCGACACGCACGGCTTGCGTCAGCGCGATTTGGCCAGACGTCTGAGAAATTCCGCCAACCCAAAATGCATTGTGAGGCAGTAAATCGTTCAGACGACGGTCGAAAAACGCACTCTCGTTCGGCCAGGCGTCCCCCGCGCGGAGGGTGTGATAGGCTTCGAAGTCAGTACTTACGAAGAGCGAAAGACCTTGATCGTGCAACAGCTTATCGCACTCGGTCAGGACATATGCCGCGGCCAAACGAAGTTCCAACTGCACCCCCACAACGAAGCTGGTTTTCAATTGAGGGATACCTGATTATCGGTCTGGGGTCTAATATGCACCTGAGACGTCCTTGAGATGGGCGCCTCATAAATCGGTGTACTGCAAAATCAAATGGCGAGCCGGCCGATTTTTCGGTTCTCTGCAAAACCAGATGCCGGCCGCGATCGAGTTCATCGGATTGCCCCGACGCCACGGAATGCCTAGCCTATCCCGGTATTTCCCGCCTCATCCCGGATAGTCCCGGTTACTGCAACACCTAGTGTCCACCTACAGCCGCCGGGCAGAATCCTTTGCCCAAGACGGAAGAGAAGATGACACGCCAACCCATGCTCGACAGTTCCATCCTGGACCGGATCGGCAACACGCCGCTGATCGGATTGAAGAACATCCTGCCC